TTAACGAAGACAGCAAATACCTGATTGAGTACAAATAATATCTGAAACTATTTCTTGAAGTTTTGAATATTTACTAATATTATTGTGATTTTTTCCTTCATTTAACCCTATAGGTTTTACAAATGCACCATGGGTGGATGGTGTGGATACAAAATCCCAACATAATAATTCAAAATCGTCTTCTACTTCAACTCTATTTTCACCTAAGGGTTTTACAGAACCCATTCCTCTAGAGGAAATACCAACAGTGATATTATTTTTAAATAATTCTTTTAAAATATTACCAGATGGAGTAGGTAAAATTTCTATACTACCCATTAAATCATTTCCTTCAAAAGATAATTCTTTTATATTATGTGAGGCATTTTTTAAATTGATAACTGAAGATTCTGGGTGGTCCAATTCACCTAATGCTCTATTTTCAGCAATAGGTCCAGCAATATATTTATCAACTTCTCTTTTTAATATTTCAAAAGGATATCTTCTTCCATTATGATTGAATTCTTCGGCTCTTTGAACAACACCTTTAACAATCATATTTTTACCACCAGTAACTGCTTCGGAAATTTGAGTTTTGTGGGGAGTAAATACGGAATATTCTATAAGTAAATTTTTTGCCATGCTACATACCCATTTTCATTACCTTAACATCGGCATTAGGATCTTTTTTTGCAATTTTTATAGCTGTATCTTCATCACTAACTGTAATAGCTTCATTATTAAACCCTTTAATAGAATCTAATTGAAATTCTCCATCACTTAAATCCATAAGGCTTTTTTTTAGTTGTGCTTTAGATAAATTACCTTTTCTCCATTGAGCTATTTCATCTGCAATTGCTAATTTTGTTGCTTTATCCATAGCTTCATTTCTAGTAGATAACTGGGCAAGTTGTTCTCTTTCGAAATCACGATCCGTGTTTCCACCTATATGACCATCACCATCTTCTCTTTCTAAACCATCTTTTTTTTCTAATCTGCGTGCTTCTACTCTATCTTTTAATTCATTAACATCAACCTCATACTTTTTAGCATATTTTTCATAAATAGAATCTCTAGTTCTACCTAGTTCTTCTATATTATCTTCCATTACATTAGATACATCATCATAATGTTCTCCATGCTCACGAATAACTTTTCCTGCTTTTTTCTTTAAAGCTTCAATAGATTTAGGATTTACTTCAACTACATCTTCTGTTTCCCCTTCCATTTGAGGAATTAATTTCTTTTGATAAAAATAAGGATCCTTAGTAAGGTTTTTAAGTACTTTCTTTTGTGCCTTTTTAATTTCTTCAGGAGTTATTTCTTCGATATTGTTACCCGTAGCTCCATCTATTAATTTATTTCCTACTGAATCTATAACAACGTCTAATTCAAAATTCATACCTCTAGTATACTCATATGGATTAACCATATCAAGAGTTTTGGCAAAAATTTCTACTTCTTGTTTTTCTTCACGAATTATTCCCTTATTTTTAAGAATTTGTACTGCATCCTTAAAACTATTTATATTAGTTACAAAGGGTAAATTTTGATCTCGACGAACTTCATACAAGAACTTCTGTTCTGTGATTTCGCCAGCTTTCAGTTTTTTGTATAAGTCTGTTGTTGTCATGTATATAAATATTTATCGTCCTTGGCCTCTATATTTTTTTGTATAGTTTTTACTATTTTTTAATTTTGATGTTTTACATTTAGCATGAACTCCCGGTCTTTTTTTTTTAGTTTTTTCTCTAAAAGCGAAAGTACTAATTGATCTTCTTGCTGCGGCCATTTATTCTGTTAATGCTTTAATTCTATTATTTAATTCTTGCAACTTTTCAGATATAGTGTTAATAGCATTACGAGTTCTTTTAAGATAAGACATGCCTTCATTACTACCTTTTAATTCGGATTTCATTCTTTCAGTATGTCCTACTACCTTAACTATTTCATCTATTTTTCTTCTAATTTCTCTAACGGCTCTATGTATTTGTTCTGTAGGAGTTCTTAATTTTGTTTCAGTTTTAAATTGACTATAACGTGCTTCTTGTAAATCATCTCTTTTATCCATTACAGCAGGATATTGATCTTCAAAAGCGGATACGATTTCGTCTTGAACGTTTTCGTCTCTAAGACTTATAATCATTTGTGTGAAATTAATAGCACCAACAAATTTAACTATGTTATTTAATTTATCCTTAGAAACACCTAATCTTTCGTTTAGTGATTTTGCTATACTATAAACAACTACGGGTTTACCACCATATCCTTTTTGGATATCTACTTTAATTTTTCCATTAGATAACCTTTCAACTTCTTGTTTAGTATCTATAGGATTTTCATTTGCGTAGTAAAAGTTATTTTTAATTTTAGTAGATGAACCTGGTGGTTGGTTAAAATTTTTAACTAATTCTCCACTGTCATACCCAACACCCCCTATATTTACTACATTTCTTGAAGAACTATAATAAACATTCATTTTTGGATTTGCATCTAAAATTACTTGAGTAAGATATTTGTAATCAGCTTGTTCGTTTATTAACCCTTCTTTAACGGGTTCATAGGCTGAACCAAAGGGGGCTGATTTACCTTTATGTTTAGCTTGTGATTTAGGATCTATATTTTCAGCAGTTTGGAATTTACTATACTCTTCGGGATAATTTTTTCTAATATAAGTTCTATATTGATTAAATAATCCTTTCATTCTATCCGATATAGTATCTATAGTAGAATCATTGGTTTTTCTATCCAATTCTACCATTGCATCCTTTAAAGCATCAAATTTTTTAAATACTGAATCAAATGCGGGTACATAATCTATTTTCCAAGAAATTTGACCTGTTACTTTATCTATATCAGTTACAGTATATTTAACTCCTTTAGATTTTTGAATATCGCCTACTTTAAATTGACCTCCTTTAGAAACTTTAGCCAGTTCTAAAACAGATGCCGCATCTTGAGTATCCATGTCATATCCCGTATTATCACCAGCCCATGCTTGGCTATCAGTAAAATCAGTAATGGGATTAAATTTTAATTCCTCCATAGCATCTTCAAAAATCTGTTTATAATCCATAAATTTAGATTTTCTATTAGGAACAGAAGGATTAGGTTTAGTAAAAGGTTCCCCTATTTCTTCTTTGCGTTTTTTAAAAGCTTTGGGGGTGGCATATTGAGCTCCAACACCAGCTGCAAAGGAAGCACCAGTACCAGTGGTGCTCATTTCTTTTTTTAATCCTTTTATTTTCAACTTCATACTATTTCTATTTCATTTGAAAGTTCAAGATACTGTAGTAGCGCAACTAGGTGATCATCTTTTAACTTTCTAGATTCTAGAATAGGATCAATTAAATTTATAACTTCTTGGATTTTTATTTTTAGTGCCGGCTCCTCTATTTTATCTACGTTTTCTTTCAGCCTAGTAGATATACTCTTAAACTTAGAATTCAAAAATTCTTTAAGCTTGGGAGCATCTGTAGCACTATTTATGTATTCTTTTAATACTTCTTTTTGATCCTGGGAAAGACCATCAAATTTAGTATTATATTTTTCTAACATTATCTTATATGTAAGCGCACGTGTACCTTTATCCAAAGACATTAATTCCTCAACTAATGGAGATAAAGACATTTTAGAATCAGGTGTAGAAGTAATATGTTCTAATATAGTAATTTTAGAAGTAATAATAGATTCGGGGTTTGCAAATCCTTTATTATTTACTGATTCAAATAGTATATAAGTTGATGCTAATAATTTATAATTTTTAATTTTAGCTTGAAAAAAATCATTTAAATCAAAATTATTTTTTATTTCTTTAATTAAATTATATTTTTCTTTAGTAAGTTTATCTCTATCTAATTTTTTAGATAAATCTAATACAGTGGATAAAACAGATTCGGCTTTACCTTCAGATAAAGCTATTGAATTATTAACTGTTTGATATAATTTATTTTCATCCGCTAAAGAAGTTTTAGTAAAATATTTTTTTACTAATGAAGCGGCTTTAGAGTTACCACTAGAAAGTGTATCAGCAGTAATTTTTCTTACTAGTAATTCAAAAAGAATACCAGTATTCTTGTATTTATTATGTTTTATTTTCATAAGTAGTGCGCTACTAATTATAAATATTAGACCTATTTAACTTCCTCACGAATTTGATCCTCATCCAAGAGTTTTTCACCCTCATATAATGATACTTTTTGTTTGGGAAACATATTTTTTAAACTTTTTTGATTTTTAGCATATACTGCTTTAGTATTTATATTTTCTAAAGCTAAAGGTGAACCACCTTTATAATTAGGTAAACCCGGTTTATCTTCACCACCTAAGTTGGATTTCATTCTAGCTTGTCCAAGAGTATCCTTGCCTAAATTAGCATCTTGTGTTCCATAATTAGATGCTTTTTCTTTAGGACGACCTAAATCATCAAGAGCTTGTGAAGGAAATTCGGGATCATCTACACTATATCCTTTAGGTACTCCCTTACTTCCTGGGTATCTTCCTGCTCCATATAAGGATGCTAGGGCATGTGGTGTACCGTACGCTTCGCCGGATTCTGCTGGGTCATTTCCTTCTCCGGATATTTGTTCTCTACGAAACTGTCGTTTTTGATCTTCAATAATTAAATCTCTATATTCTTGATATTGATCTTCACTAAAGTGGAAAATATTATCATAAATCCAATCAGTAGGAACTAATTTAGTTTCTATCATTTGGGCTGCTAAATCTACTTTCTCCTTCATTAATGCTATTCTTTCTTGATCATAAATGATAGAAGGAGTAGTTAATGAAAGTTCAAAATTAGTTAAAGCGGATCCATCATAACCTTGTGCATATAAATGAACTAATGCAATTTTAGTTAATTCAGAAACTAATATTTTTTGTATACGTTCTACTGTTCTAGCAAATCTTATATCCTCTGCAGCTAACGTAGCTTTACCCTCTAAATCACCCTCATAACCTAAATAAGCTTTAGGAACTTTAAGTGCCGCAAATAATTTATCTCTTAAATAAGTTACATCTTCTATAGCAGCATAGTCTAGTCCTTTTGTAGTTTCTATTCTAGTTGTTGCATCTCCACCCCTTACAGGAATATAAAAATCCTCTAAGATATTTTGCATATTAAACTTTAAATTATATTCACCAGAATTAGGATCAATGTAGGGTGTTTTTTTCATTTTATTGATCATTCTTTGCATGTATGTTTCTACTTCATTAGGTGGAATATTTCCTACATTTACAAAGAAAGTACGTTTTTCAGGTGCCCTTACTATACGATGAATTAACATTGCATCCTCCATTAATGTAACCTGTTTCCAAACTTTTCTACCTGGTTCCAAATATGATCTACCATAAGGTAAATAGTTAAAATCCGAAAGTAATCTAAAATGAGCCATTTCATAGTTATCAAAAACTACTTCATCACCTGTATTTACACCCATTCCCGGTGATACTTGTTGAAATCCTAATGGATTTTCTGATACCGAATAACTAGGATCATATTTAAATTTTACATCGGATGGATTTTGTGGATCTCCACCTTCCATTCTTAAAATAGTATAAGAAGAAAAAGGTACAACATTATATACACCAAATTTTTCCGATATTTCTAATTTTAAATAAAAATCTCCGTACTTTAACATATTACGGGTCCAAGACCATAGATTAAATTCTATGTTTAAAACATCATAGAATAAATTATATAATATTTTTTGTACAGTTTCATCAGCAGATCTAATTTGTAGTACCTCACCCATATCATTTCTAAGGGTGGATTCATCTGAGACTATATCTAGTGAAGAAGCTACAATAGAATCTGTATCCATTGCTTCATAGTCTGTATATAATTGAATTCTAGTAGATGGGAAATTAGTTTGCTGCATTGTATTATAATTCAGCCCACCTGTAGTGCTATACAATTTATTAAATCTATCGTATAGAGAATTTGTTTGTAATTGTCCTAAAGATTGTATTTGGTTAGAATCAATTACTTTTAATTGATTACCTCCTACATTTCTAATGACTACATCAGTAGAGAATAATCTTCTTAATCTACCAAATAATGAAGTATCTGCCATTTTTTAATTATATATTATATAAATATTGATTAATCCAATAACCAGGATATATCTTCTTTGTCCCCATATGGGTTTTCCATTTCATAGGGATTTTTAATTTGTCCACCTCCACTATATATAGTAGGAGCTTGATGATGAGATGAATGTATTCCACCTAATGCAGCACGAGCCATGTCTAGTCCCTGTTGCCTAAAATGTAATGCTGTATCTCTTAAAAACATAGATATACCAAATGCCATAGTTAAATCATCGTTATATCCTGATAGTGCTTGTGCTTTACCATTTTTCCAAATAAATGTTCTTAATTCCTCTAACAATCGTTTAGAACGAATAGTTACAGATTTTTCGTGAAGATACGAAACTAATTTGGAGACTACAAGTGGTCTCGTCTTTAAGGATGTAGTAAATCCAGGAACCATACCTTGTCCATTTTCATATCTATTAAGATACTGGTCAGCATTAGTCATAGAAACATCCATTTTAGGTGAATAATATAGATTTCTATAACCCCTATCTATTAATTGTTGTATTACTGCCCAACCTATATTTGCATTTTCTACTACTAATAAAGCATCATTATATTCAGTGGCTACTGCAAATAGTAAATTTCCATAATCTTTAGTTTGTACCTGTGCTTTAAATTCTGCTACTTGTGTAGCTTCTTCTATATCAAATACATGAAATGCAGAAAAATCATTTCCATCACCTCTTGCTACATCCGCTACTACCATATAGTCTCTAGAATAATCAGGGATTTGCCAAACCCAATAATTACCATCTACTCCTCTACGTTCTACAGGATCCTGTATGTGTGTTTTTTCAAAGAAATTTAAAATATCTGGTTCTACTACTGTATCACCGGAGGTACTAAAATCACAATCACATTCTTGTGCCGCCATTCTAGGTCCTAAAACTATATCCTGTTCTTCTCTCCAAGATTCATTACGTTCCGGGTGAACTGTCCATGGTAATCTAATTGGTAAAAATGTGTTTTCCCTGGCTTCTGCTTTTGTCCATGTTGAATGAAACCAATTACCGGTACCATAAGGAGTACTTAAAGCTATACAACCACCACCCGTAGCTAGTGTTTGTTGAGCCGAAGCGAATATTTCTTCAATTCCATCAATAAAAGCCGCC